AACAACGATGAGGACGATACGAACAAAGATGTAGCTTCCTACTATCCGCACCTGATGACACTTCCTCTCTCGGATGGTCACAAATACGGATTTTGCAGCAGAGCAATTCCTAGTCCGGAAATCTTCGTTCAGACACTCGAAACAAGAGTCAGGGCAAAGAAAGCAGGTGATAAGGCAACAGCCAATGCGCTGAAGCTCGTCCTCAACACCACTTATGGCTGCATGGGAAATGGCTTCTCAGACGGTTTCAATGCACAGGGACAGCCCACTAAAGGCTATGCGATGAACGCTCTCTATGACCCTCTGATGTGTCGTAGCGTGTGCATTACAGGACAGCTCTTCTTACTAGAACTGACACTTCACTGCAAGGCAGAGATTCCTTCCCTGAAAGTGATTCAGCTTAACACAGACGGTATCATGGTTTCACTCGACAATGCAGATGAACCGAAGTGGGAAGAGATCACACAGGAATGGCAGGACAGGACAGGATTTGAACTGGAAGAAGATTTCATTCAGAAGATCGTTCAGCGTGACGTAAACAATTATGTTGAGGTTCCTACGGGCGGTGGTTCTCCGAAGGTCAAAGGCGGTGATTTGGTTCGCGGGGTGCTGACAAATGGCAAGATTGATTTCAAGGCAATGGGATTTCATTCCTGGAATAATCTTGGAGGCGGTGCTTTCAAGATCAACAACAACGCTGAGATCATATCAAAGGCAATGATTGCTTACTTTATAGACGGAACGCCTGTTGCAGATACGATTCAGAACTGCGATGACATTTTTGAATTTCAGTTGATCTCACAGGTGGGAAGCAAGTATAAATCCTGCTATCAGGAAGTCGGTTCTGAAAAGGTTACTGTCCAGAAGGTCAACAGGGTATATGCCACAACGGACTGGACATACGGAACGCTCTATAAGATTCACGGCACGACAGGCAGACCGGCAAAGGTTCCGTCATTGCCAGCACACTGTCTGGTTGATAACAATAACGAACTGACGATTGAATCGGTCGATAAAGATTGGTACATCAGACAGGCAGAAGAAAAGGTAAAAAATTTTCTGGGAATCAAAAACAAAAAGAAGAATACCCGGAAAATCAATTCTCTGAAGAGAGACATATTAAATATGCTGAAGGAGGCATAAGCTATGGCAAACATTTACGCAAGCATGAACGTAAGACAGAAACTTGCAAAGGCAAGACTCTATTTCCTGAATAAGAAGATTGAGAAGTCAGGAAAGAACATGCAGCTTGAGTTCAAGTATTTTGAACTTGAAGACATCGTTCCTCCGGCAATTCGCATTTTTGCAAACGTCGGTCTTACGACAGAGCTTGAAATTACAGAGACGACAGCTTCCATGAAGGTCTATAACGTAGATAATCCTGATGAGGCTCCTATGGTTTTCTCTGTTCCGTTCAGGGAGAATGACCCGATTGTCAGCAAGTCAGGCAAGATTGTCACGAACAAGTTACAGAACGTAGGAATGTCAATTACTTACCTTCGCCGTTATCTCTGGATGGCAGTTCTTGACATCACAGAACCGGATGAGGTAGACGCACAGCTCACAAACGGAGAAGAGACCGCAGAGGAAGAAGAAATCACGCCTCCGAATGCAGAAAAGGCAGTCAAGGCAAAGAAGGAAAAGAAGTCAGCGGCACCTGCTACACCGGCAGAGCGGAAGAGTGGGAAGATCAAGCTTACAGGCGCAAAGGAACAAGCTGATGAGCTTCAGATTAAGGCACTCAAGGTTGCTTGCTCTACACTGCTGAAGAAGGACGCTTCTCAGGAAGACTTCGTTCAGAAGATTGCAGAAGCGACTGAGGGAATGACAAAGATCACTAGAGCCGACTGTGAGAAGATCATTAACAAGATCAATGAGATTCTTGCTCAGTATGAGGAATGATTATGGACTACGAAAGAGAGTTCAGTAAGGATAATGTGAACCATCCTGCTCACTACAATACGGGCAGATACGAATGCATTGATGTGATGAGAGAAGCACTCGGAACAGAAGTGGTCAAGGACTTCTGCCTCGGAAATGCGTTTAAGTATATCTATCGTTGCAAACGCAAGAACGGATTGGAAGACGTAGAGAAAGCAAGATGGTATCTTGAAAAATTCCTGGAACTGGAAAGAGAGGATAATGCATGAAGTGGAACGATGACGGAACAATCACAGTTGTGCCTCCGAAGAAGCCTAAAAAATGCACAGCAACTCGGTTTGCAGCAATCATGGGGTTGAACAGATGGTGTACACCTTTTAAGGCGTGGTGCGCTATCACAAGAGTTTACGAAGACCCTTTTACCGACACTATTTATACTCGTGCCGGTAAAGCAATCGAACCGAAGCAGATTCAGTTCATGAGGGACAGTTACTTTATGAAGAATCTGAAAACACCTACTGACATTTACGGAAAAGATTATTTCAGTAAAACGTGGGGAGACTTCTTCCCTGAAGACCCGGTTGTAGGTGGCATGTGGGATAGCATCTGTGTTGACGAAAACGGGAAACCAAACATCGTTCTAGAAATGAAGACTACAAAAAGAGTGGAAGACTGGGAGGATGACATTCCCGAATACTACGCTCTTCAGGCAGCGTTATACGCCTACCTTCTGGGCGTGGACGATGTGATTATGGTCTGCTCGTTTCTTGAGGACAGCGACTATGAGAACCCGGACGCTTACAAGTGCACAACAGCCAACACGATTGTCCGTCCGTTCAAGATGTCTGAGCGGTATCCGAATATGGCAAAGACAGTCAAGGAAGTGCGTGAGTGGTGGAAGCGTCATGTAGAAACGGGAATCTCTCCGGCCTACGATGAAAAGGCAGACGCAGATATTCTCAAGGTTCTGCGTGACAACAGCCTCTCTCCTGAATCAGATGTAGAGGCAATGTGCAAGGAAGCGGAAGAGCTGACAGCAGAGATTGACGAACACAATGCTCAGATTGCAGACAAGGAAAAAAGGTTAAAGAAACTGAAAGACCTTATTAAGCAGCATGAGACAGAGCAGTTCAAGGACGGAGACAAGACAGTGACCATCAAGGGCGCGTCTTATGACTTTGTAACGTCCCTTCAGAAGTCGGACAAGGAATCTTACGATACGGACTCCATGAAGAAAGACGGAGTTTATGACAAGTATGTCACAGTCAAAACGACTGATACATATAAATTCACAATGAAGAAGCACAAGGAGGAAAACTAATATGGCAAAGATTAGACTGACGAGATCGTTTGAGGTTATCCCGGAAGGAACCTATGTCTTTAAGATCACAAATGTCGAATACAAAAAGGACTTCGGAAAAATGAAGGTCACGTTCAAGACAAAGGACGGCAAGAAGCTGATTGAGAACTACAATCTGCTTGACAGCAAGGGAGAACCGAACGCTCCTGCACTCAACGCTTTCTCTGCAATGGCTGAAGCGGCTCTCGATGTTCCTGCGGACACAGAGATTGACGAGAGTGACCTTCTCGGGTGCTATCTCAAGTGCGATGTCGTCCACAATGAAGGCAAGAACGGAGGCAAGTTCGCTCATCTTGGATACGACAAAGAACATGCTGACGGATTCGATGACGATGACGACAGCGAAGCGGCTCCTGCCTTAAAACCGGCAAAAGGCAGTGTTGATCTGGATTCGATTCTCAACTCGTAAACTACAACAGGCAGCGGAGAGTTTCACGCGCTGAAGCTCTCCAATGCTTCCGAAGAAAGGATAAGCAATGGAGACTGCATACACCAGAAAGAAGGAATTCAAGAAGTTTATGGGACGCACACTCTACTCTTGGGACGTAGAGAAGATGGCTGAAACGCTTGACAAGAGAGGGTTTTTCACTGCCCCGGCAAGCACGAAGTTTCACGGCAACTATGAAGGGGGATTGTACGATCACAGCCTTGCCGTTGCAAGGAACCTGATTCGCCTTACGGACGTTCTTGACCTCAAGTGGAAGAGAGATTCATCACCGTACATTGTGGGAATGCTTCATGATCTCTGCAAGCTCGACAGATACGTCTACAAGGACGGCGAATACAAGATTGCGGCAGGACAGCTCATGGACGGACACGGAAGCCTCTCCGCTATTCTTGCACAGCAGATTTGCGATTTTCAGTTGACCAATGAAGAAATCCTCTGCATCCGGTGGCACATGGGCGCATTCGATGACAAAGAGAACTGGAAGTATTACACGCAGAGCATTGAGGCATATCCGAACGTGCTCTACACGCACACGGCTGATATGATGGCAAGCCGCATTGAGGGGGTTTGAATATGGGAATCTTAACGGTACTGGGAAGCATTCTGATGGTACTTCCGAAGGCT